TTAGCACTAAACGCAAGTGTACCATTTAAAGTAACACCACTGGCAACAAGTAACTGAGCCGCGTATGTGCCTGTAATGTGTATTGTCACGCTATCCCCTGCCGTTTTGCCTGTCGCTGTAGATGGATTAACGGTGATGCTAGTCAGTGAGTTATTAGATAGCTCAATGATAGTATTACCGTTTGCTGTGACCGCACTAGCAGGGACTGTGTACGTTGTATTAGGGTCTGTAACAAACTGATAACGGCTGTTAGCGATTGATTGGTAAGTACTAGCTGCTGTAGAGGTTGTAAGATAGCTTGACATACCACTTGTTGTTTGGTAAGTACTAGCTGCTGTAGAGGTTGTAAGATAGCTTGACATACCTGATTGTGTCTGATATGTACTTGCGGCTGTGGTAGAAGTTAAGTAGCCACTTAAATCAACAACCAACACATAACTACCACCCTCAAACTTATAGTGCTTATTTGTGTCCTCGTCATATACAATACAACCTTCTGGTAAGGTATAGAACACCCATGCACCTGCTACTCGTGCAGCGAGCTTGTTGTTTTTTCCTGCAAAAGCACCACTACCTGTGGTTACAATGTATCTTGTACCATTAGTTGTTACAACAGGACTAGCTACAAAATCTAACACTGAAATGTTAATTGTAGCTCCAAGCTGTACTAAGTTGGAGTCCATACCTGTATTCCAGTTATTTTCCCCTAGTGCCCATCCATAGCTTAATCCGCTAATTGGGTCTGTTAATGCTGTCATAATATCCTCGTTTTAATGTTATGCACTTACCAATTCATAAGAGACACAAATTGGAATGGGTATAATACTTCCTATGCTACTAAGCCCTCTTAGGAAGTATTCTTGTAATGGTGTTAATGTTACATAATATGTAATTACTAGGTGTGCATTACCAACTTCTTTTATCAAACAATCATTTGTCTTTAATATGAAGTTAAGTGCATTCATCACACCTTGAGGTGTTGTGTTAGATATATTAGCAGCAATTCTAGCCCTAATTAAGAATCTGTATGTGTCATCATCTACTTCAAAAGAAGACCCATCGATATCTGATATAGATTTAAAATAACCCCCCACACCAGCATTGGCTGTTGTACCAAATGTCTTTGCTTGTGGTGCGCCATCAAAACCAAAATAAGGGAACAATGTAAAATCTACCAACACTCTAGGCTGCCCTACAATATCCCCTATCACATCTAATTGAACACCTACAGCTTTGTCTAAGTCTCTTAACTGTTTAAGGTCTTTGAACGCTGATTGTAATTCCTCTATCTCTTGAATCACAATCTTAACGTAAGCATCAAAAACAGGTTTATCCTTAAACTGTTGTGTATATCTACTTCTTGCTACTGTGAGATAATCTGTTTCCACAAAAGGAATCATGTTGCCTCCTTAGACAAAAGAGATACTAATGTTTGAGGCTGACAAGTTGGCAATCTCATTAAAATCAACAACAATGTTAGCTTTCCCTGTAGGTGCAGGTGTGTCACCAATGGTTAAACTACCAACATAGAAACCACTTGTTGCACTATTAATTGGTGTATATAACCTACTATATAGTACAGACTCACCAATACCAAAATCAGCTAAATAAGCCACTAAAGCATTTGAAATCAATTCATCACCATTCGTGGGGAATGTATCGTCCTTAACAAGTGCCATAGTGATGTAGATTTCTTTATTGGTTGGCCTATCAAACGATATATCATGTAATACACCTGCGCTATCGGCAACAGCCACCGTTGTACTGCCATAGCTCAATATCCCTGCTGGTTTGTTGTTCCATATTGCCTGTGCAATCTCTGCATCTGTTCCGCCTAATACAATGGGGTAGAAGCTGTGTGCAGGTACAGGAGGGGATACAAAGCCTGTATCTGTTTCATTCTCATAGATGACAACTTGTCTAACACCGTCTAACACTAATACAGCAGCATAAATTGCTTCGTATGTGTTGCTACCATCTTGGAATTTAGCTCTCAAGAAGCGGTGTCTTAGTTCAGCATCAGTTTCTAAGATTGTGCCTACAATACCTGCAAAGGGGTTAGTAACACTTTCCCACCCAACTAAGGGTGTTTGAATTGTTGTAATTGTGTTTTTATCTTGTGTTATAACACCTGTCTCTGTACAAGACGCTAAAGTGGCTTTCTTAGCTTTAGATGTTGTGAATTGACCTAATGATGCAAAGTCACAATTATAATCTTGGTTGACTTCTTGTACCCATAGGTTATTGCCATCTATCAACCCACTAATATAAGCAGCATGAGAAGTGTTTATCTTGTTTGCAAGTCCTGTAACAATACTTGAAGCTGTTGCAGACACACCAGAAGTATAAGACACAGTAACAGGGGTGGAATTAACACCAAGCACCTTATAAGTGAAAGAATAAACAGTAGAATCCGCAACAGTGGTCGGAGTAATATAAACAGCAACGGCATCATTTTCATTTAATAATACACTCTCTTGAAACTCAAACACCCTGTTTTGGTCTGAGCGTACATAACTACCTGTAGGGATTGTTACCCCATAAGTACCTGTGTTCACTAACAATGCCTGTGTTGCTGTAGCTGTATTTCTAGTAACACCGCCAATGGCGCACAACTGTTCTAGTGCTACTCCTGTTGCTGTTGTGATACTAAAAGCATTATAAACTTCTTGAGATGTTTCCCATAACTCTGTTAAAGGGGAGGCAACAATCTGTATCCATCTTCCTAACACTGAATTGTTAGATGTGTCTAATACATCACCACTTGTTAAAAAAGACGAGAACTCTACATCTGCTTTAGATTTAAGAGAAGTGATGATGTCATTAAGACGTTTGGTTGTGTACCCTGTACTTGTTAATCCTGCCATGCTATATTATTCCTTACACACTGAGGGAGGCAGAGCTATAAAAACCGTCTCTTGTCTTAACCTCGAAAACTAAACTGTACACCCTTGTTTGTTGGTTGAGTGTGCTATTAAAACTTGTTATCTGTAAAACTTCTCTCTCTTTAAGAATTTCAGATTGAAATATTGCATCCACAGATTGCTTGCTTCTATTCTTACCAAAGATTTGTCCGAAGTAGTCAACACCTATTGTACCGTCTAAGAACCACTCACCAAAGAATGTCTGTAATTTAATCTTTATTCTTTGTGCTAGGTTTTCACTTGTAGTTGTTGTAAACTGACTACCCATTCTTCGTATTGTGCTAGATACGGCTGAGGCTGCACTTGATTGACCATAAGCCATTCCGTACCCGTAGCCATAACCACTATCATAGGTTGTAGCCACAGTATCTGTAGTAGATACAACACCAAAAACAACATCACCTGTCGCACTGTCTATTTTAATATCCATTCATTACCTCACTTAAACAGGGAAATCTATACTACAAGAGGCAATTTCATTTTTCTTTTTATTGATAGTGTCAATCAAGTCAACACTTGCTGCTGTTATAGCTGTTAGTTGTAGTTGATATGTTGTTGATGGTGTTAGCATAGGTTTCAAAAAGTCGTTTATAAATCCTGTAATCCAATCTATAACCTTTTGAGGGTCTGTTGGAACTTCTGTAAGTGCAGCTATTGGTGCAAGCTTCTCTATCTGAGCCAAGATTGCATCTTTTTCTGCATCAACAGTCTCCATCACACTTGTTGTAACTTCTTGCAATTGTTCACAAGTGTTGCAAGACTCTACCCTTGCTTTAAGGCTATCTATCTGTTCAGTATTTATAATACTGCTACCTTGAGGGTTCATAATACCACCTAAAAAATGTTTGTAATTATACCACCTGAAACAGATACAACTTGACCTGTAGGTGTTGTGAAAGAGCCTGTAGCCCCTACACCAACAGATAGTGAACTACTTGTGCTTACAGATGTTTCTATTTTGACATGGCTTCCGTTCACAACACACTCACCGTTTGATTTTAACCTTACTTCGCTCTCTGTTTCACCTATGCCATTTGTAAGTATCACATCTTCACTAGAGTATTTAAACTGTTTGTTACTACTAGGTGTCTTACTAAAAGGGAATACACAAGGTATGGCAACAGCGTCTCTTATATTAAAAGACCGCTCATCAATAGGGTCATGTGGTGTTGTAGCACCTGCCTTAAACACATCAATGTTAGACTTATTAAACACCACTAACACTGTGTCGCCTTGAACGATAGGGAACACTACTCCACCAACACTTGAGCAAGGGAATAAAACAGGAACAGATAAGATAGCAGGGTATTCTTGTACCTCACCATCTTTGTACTGCTTGTTAATTAACGGTTGTACATCAACTCTAGCTTCTTCTAAGTCTCTCACTTGTGTAACAACACACAACAAAGCTGTATAATGCCCTGCTAGTCTATAGTCAATTTGAGCATCAACTAACTGCTCTAACGTCCATTCCATTAGTTTAGCCCCTCTACATTGTCAAGATATAGCTCACAAGTCCAGTCGCCTTGCCTGTTATCCCCCTTATACTTAACTGTTCTAACACGGTATGTACCTGATAGCTCAGAAGCCTGTGTTGATTCTACTCTAATCAAGCCGTTAGGTTTGATGTTAGGGTTTAACAAACACTTGCAAGTGATGTTAAAGCGTTTAATAGTTTGTCTTGTTTGTTTTCTTGGTTTACCGCTTTTAGTTGGCTTTAACTCGGCAGTGACATCATATTCATTATCGTTTAACTCGTTAGGTGCAGAAGCATCATAAGCCTCTGTAACAGTTTCGTTATGAGTAGATGGAATACCTATTAAACCTGTCTTTTCAGACAATACATAAATCTTCTCGTACTTAGCAGACTCAGCTTCTGCTGTTAAACTTCGTTTAGGTTTAACAACAATCTCGTCACCATCCATATTCCATTCAAGTCTTAAGGGTTGACAGATGTCGTTTAACACTTGACGTAGTGTGCCTATTGCTGTATATCCATAAGGAAATTTAGCACTAGCATCTTCTAGTGTTATTGATTTATTAGAGTTACCGTATAAACTGAGAACATCCGTGAGAACATCAACTACCTTTGAATCTTCTGAATACACTTTGCTTATCTTTGTTTCATTGACAAGCATGAAGCCTTCTGCCACTTCAAACGTAGTGCTTACATCACCTTTCTGTCTTACTGTCTTAACCTGCATTACATCTGCTGTTAATAATCTTGTAAGCTCCTCCCCGTAACCAACATCTAATAACACTTGGCAAGCCATCTGTATGTTAGATATTTTATTCAACGTCTCATTAGAAAGGTTCTTTACTTCTAGTGTAGCTGTGTTAGTCTTTGAGCGATTATCAATGTTCTTTTGAATATCAAAAGAGATATGTAAATCTTTAATAGTGAATAGCAAGCCACCAGCTCTATCAACAATCTGTAATAAATAGTTTCTCTTAAACTGATAAATTGCCATATTCCCTCACTATTGCTCAACACCTACACTATACACTAAGAAGAAGTAATCCGCCCATCGCCTGTTAGTCTCAATATCATCACCTATATTTTGAGATAAAGGTGCTAATAAGAAATAACCGTTTAGGCCATTCTGCTTCATTGTTGATAGCATAGGCAGCATTGTTTGCTGATTAAACACGACACCTTCAAAGACAACTGTGCCATCTGTTTTCTTTAGATTGGCGCAGTATCTTTCAATACGCTCATTCCAAATGAATGTCATCTTAAAAGGATTGCCTTCAAGCGTAATATCAACAGTGTAATAAGCATCATTAAACAAAGGAATTAACTTGGTATAATCTTTAAAAACTCTTGCCATGTTATTGTCCTTGTGTTGCTAGTATTTTATTTCTTTCTTGTGCTTGTTGAACAGGAAGTGTCTCATTAGAGTATTTCAAAGCTGTAAGGTACTTATCTTTAAGTTTTAATAGGGTTGGTTGTGGCTTATCTGCGTTTATCCCTTCCCTTAGTGCATCTGTAGCGTGTTTTGTAGCCATATTAGCTTCAACACGTTCATCCCTCTGTCTCTTAATCATCTGATTGTAAGACTCTTTGGCAAGCTTGTTCTTATCCTCTGCTGTAGGGTTGCACTTATCGGGCGGTTTTTGCCCCTTAGCTATCTTTGTTTTAGAGTTGTCTACTGCAACTATATCAGCATCACCTTCAACTGTTGTTGTTGTTTTGGGGAGGCAATCCCCTACTTTACCAACACTCGTCTCACCACTACCTCTAGCCCTATTTGGTAGGTCAGGAATCTTGCCTTTCTCTATTGTCTCTACTTCAACATAAGCAATCTGTAATTGCTCTAATGTCATAACAGGGTACACACAAAACGATGTGTCTGTACTTTCACTAAAGGATAGGCTAGTGATTGCACAGTTATCGTAATATGTTGACAATTGGTTATCATCGTTGTATATTAACAATGTAATGAGAGACGGGTTGTTTCTCATTCTTTGCAGTTTGAACTTAATCTGCTCTGCTGTCTCATCGCTAGGTATCGTATCTAGTGTGGTTGTAAAACCTGTAGTATCAAACTTAGCTAAATTAAACCTACTTTCATAAGTGTAGTTATAGACAGCATTACTACCAAAAGCCAACTCTTTAGCAGGGTTGTAATAATCCCAATCACTGATAACACCACTTAAAGAGAATGTATTGTTCCCGATTGTGATGTTATCAGATATTGTACTTCCACTCTCTACAGGACTAGATGTTACACCACTAGGGTAATTCTCTGTAAAGCTAGTTACACTACTAAAAGTGATTGTATCATTAGTACCCTGCTCTAATAGTATAATAAGCATTACACCCCCTTAATAATTGCTTTGGCCTAGACCACCCAAGTTGAAAGTCTTACCAAAACCTGCTCCAAAGTTAAAGAAGTCCATACTTGTTGCGCTATTTTGAACATCTTGTGGTAGGTTGTTAAAATTGATTGTCATGTCAATTTTTCTAACACCAGCACCATTCATATCTTCGATAACTTTAGACGGTTTTTTAGTTTGCTGTTGGTCAGGGAATGCTAAAGGGTCTCCTGCTAAAGCTACCTTATCTTTAACCCAACCAACAATAGCACCAAGAGGTGTATCTCTCACAGCATCTTTCATGTTGAAAACTTCACCTGAAGATGCCTCTATATCCCCCATGAAACTCATATCTGTCCCAAAAGGGTTCATAGATTGCTTAAACATTTCAAATTTTAACAGTGTTATTGCAAACTGTTTATCTAAGGCAGACCACCATTCTGTAAAGAAGTCCTCCCAAGCACCAAGAATGCCGTCTTTATTCCCAAACATGAAATAGTTTTGAAAATCTGATAATAAATAGATTAGTGCCATTATACCACTAGCAAACATCAGTTTTCTTATTGCCCCAAGCAAGAACATTGCTGCCCCACCTGCATTATAGAACGCTATTTGCATTGCTGTTATCAAGGGTATTCCAACCTTAATGTTTAATAACAACAGGACTAAACTTGTTGAAAGCATTGCTAAGAACGGGTGGTCTATTACCCACTCACCTAAAGCCATTATTATACTGTAGAATGATTTTATAGCTTTGAACAACCATTTAAAACCTGTTAGCAAAGGTGGCACTATCTCAGAGCCAAGAACAAACATTTTAGCCAAAAACTCGTCAAAACCTGACTTCATTATAGCCTCAGAAAACTTTAACATGGCATTGTTAAATCTAATCTGAGCTACTTGGCTGTTGTGCAAAGCTTCCTCTAAAGCTCCGCCATTTTCGGCAATATCCCCCAACAGTTTAGCTACTTCTGGCAGAAGTTTAGAAGGGTCTAACAATCCTCTTTTCATTACATCGTCAAATGATGTAAACTTATCCCCTAATTGTTTTTTAGCTGCCTCTGTTAAGAGCTTGATGAATGGCGTAACACGTTGACCCATCTGTAATCGGGCTTCCTGTGCTTGAATCTTATCTTTACCAAACATCTGTTGAATAGCTAAGTTAGCTAGTTTTTGGTCTGCTTCGGTCATGTGTACAGCAGCATAATACTTGTTAAAACCTGTAAACATTTTTTGCATTTCTTTAGGACTCATTTTGTCCTTAGCTGTAACAACAATGTTTGCAAAAGCATTACCTGCATCTACAAGGTTCAACCCTAATTGGTATGATAATTTATCAATGTATTCCATGTTCCTAGCGAAGTCTGCTGATTCACCGCTAACAGACTTCATCTTCAGTTCCATAGCCATCATTTCACGGCCAGACGTTACTAGCTCTTTTACAGCATAACCACTGCCAAGCAAGCCGCCTACACCCATACCCATAGGTAACATTGGTTTAAGAAAAGACCCTAACCCTGCACCTGCAAGTAAGCCACCTAAACCTGATCCGCCGCTAGGAGGATGTCCTCCCCCACTTCCCCTACTACCGTTACCACCGCCTTGAAGTCCACCCCCCACTCTAGGAAGATTAACCCCTGCTGCTCTTAAACGTGCAAGGGCTTGTATAACCATTTCAAGTCTTAATAAGTATCTACCTAAAGCATCTGTACCTTGGTCTACTCTACCTGTTAAAAGCTTCATTCTACGAGAAGCATCGACAGATTTTGTACTTAATGCTTGTAAGGCTTGTTCGTTAGCCCCTACCATTTCTATGTAAGACTTAATGCCAGTGTTTAACTGCTTACGCCATGCTTGCATTTTGCTAGGGTCAAAGGCACTATTTACACCGTTGATTTTTTTAATCAAAGCACTAACAGATTTACCTGTGTTAGCCGATGTACGCATCACATCGCCAAGTTCTTTCTGAATCTCTTTGATTGTTGTACGAAAAGAATCAATCCCTTGATTGTCAATCTTAAAACCTAATTCAGCAAACAGAGTTGCCACTGTAGATGACATTCTTTGTCCTCCTTATTTATCTGATTTTGGTCTCAAGGCATCGCTCACAGCAGCTTTAAGCTCAAGCATTTCTAGCATATCGTATAAGTCATACATATCATAAATAGTTTGTAGTTCGTGGTATGTGGCCAAAGGGTGTTCATCAATAACAATCTTGTACACTTCATGTGGTACACTAAAGCTTTCATCAATAGCTTTTGACAGCTTTTGAGGGAGTTTTAAATCTCCTTCTTGGGCTGCCCGTTGCCATTTGAAACGAGCTTTAGCATTTGTTCCAAAAAATTGAAATGAATAACCTCGAACAATACCTTGTAAAGTACAACCAGCTCACCGCTAAAATGATTGTTAAACTTTTGTGGGGTATCAATAGACATATTCTGACAAGTAACACCACAGGCAATAAGCTCTTGTGCTAGTGTTGCAATATCAATCTTATCTAAATCTTCTAGGAATACTTCTGCGATACGCTGCAACACTTGAACTTCTAATTCTGTTGAGCCTTCTTGCATAGTAGATGCAGACTCAAAAAATGCTGCAATAGAACGCCCTAACAGTTTCATAACTTTAGGTTGTAATTGCAATGCCTTAATTGCAGGAATTGTGGTGAGGAGGTAATCTACACCCTCCACTGTGACAGTTTTTTGCTTTAACATATTAACCTCTAAAAATAAAAAAGATACGTTTCCCAACGTATTACATGATTAAATCAACAATACCTGAATTAGTGTAAGGGTTGGCCTTAAACGTGTATTGCCTATCGCTCAAATCCTCTGTCAATGTTAGGTTAGGAGATGTTTCTATCCAACCTGTTGTGTCTAAATGGACAGTACCATTAGTTGAGTAAACCTTAATAGCAACAAAAGTGACAGGGTTTCTCTCTGTTACGGATTGCAATTGTTGTAGGAAGCTGTTAGACACAGAAGTTTGTTGTAGTGTTACGGATACAGTGTAAGGCTTACGCTTAACTAAACAACGTGCTGAATAGACTTCACTAATACCATCAATAACCTTAGTTGTTGAATTGCCTCTATTTACAGCTATCTCATTAACACCTATGCAGATGTGTCCTGCAACATCTATAATGTTTTGTGACGGGTCATACAATGTTACTGACATTAGAACAACCCCTTCACTACTTCAAAGCCACTAGATAGGGCTTCTACTGCTGTTAACGCTTCTAGTAAGTTATCATCAGAGTCTTGACCTGCAATAACGTGTGTTGCATTAAAACACCTAAGCTGCCATACTCGCTCTGAAACTGTATCGGAATAGGAAATAGTTGGCTCTGATTCAACCCATACATCTGTAGCAAAAAAGAGCGCATTTCCACTACTATTCTTAACAATGAGAGGCATCTTACCCACTAAGCTACTAATGTGGCCAAACAAAGAGTTTAATTGACTAATACCTATTAGTCCCCTCTCTTTTGCTTTCTTTGTTCTCTTTTGCTGTAAGGATTTTAAATAGCTAAGATACTCGTTAGACTGACTAGATTGACTGAGTGTTATTGTTACCTTGTATGTGCTATACTTCTTAACAACAATTTCTACTTGTCCGTCCATACTTCTTTTATTACTAAACAGAGGGGTCTCTCTGCTAATCTCAATAAATGCACCGCTATCAGGGAATCCTGAAATTGACTTCCCTGCGAATGTTATTGATACATCAGCAGGGGAGTAATGATAAACTGTCATACTCCCTCCTTTAATAGCTACAAGTGAAAGCCCCATAAAGAGGCTTTCTATTTAGCTACTGAATCCACTCGGAGGCAACAGTGCCGCCTAGTTTCTCAATATTACTAGCATCGCCTGCTGTGAACAAACCGTTACCACCGATGATGTCAACCATAGAAGCACAATGAATTACCCAATCACGAGTGTTAACATCAGCACCAAATTGTTGATTAGGTACAATACCAATCCAAGCATTTTGAGCAAACAAGATTGAACGTCCACTGCCATCTTTGATTGTTACACTAAATAAACCTTGTCCGTTGCGGGTGTTCTTGTCATAGTTGTACAGGTTGTAAAGCACATCATTAGACGAAGATGTTTGTGCTAGTGACAAGGTTGCCATACCACTTTCGTCTGCACTGTATGTACGAGTAGTGTCGTTATCAACACCAACGTACTTCTTCCATGTATCTTGGCCACGCTCAATATTGATTTGGCTGTCATCAGCAAAGCCGCTAACTTGGTGTACAACACCTGTAGCTTTTTGTTGGATAATAACAACAACGTCAATAGGAGAGTAAGTATTAATTCTTCCGCTCATTATTTATCTCCTTATGCGTACACTGTGCCAGAAACACTAACAGCACGAATAGCACCAGCTAAACGGGCAACAAATGTTACGTTTGGCAATACACGGGTAGCTCGTTGTGCGCTAGACAATGCAAGCACATTAGGAACACTAACTACAGGCTCAGGGTCAGAGGCTAAACCACCAACTTGAATACCTTCTAGCATAACCTTACGGATAGCACCTTCAATAGCTGCTGCACCTGCGGCTGTATAGCCTAGTTTGCGAGTGTTGACCAACAAAGTCCACAAGTCTTCTACAATACGAGTCTTTAACCACGCTGCAAAGATGATAACATCAATCCATTCACCAGAAGCTACTTTGCCTCCTACAAATATATCAACACCACCTACAGTCTCAAACGTAGAACCACGCTTACCTTGAATATAACCTACCTCAGCAGATGTCAAGGCATCAGCAACTAAGCCAATAGCTGTCTTTTGTTCCCATGTATTGCTACCTGCCTGTTCAGGACAGAAGCGACCTACAAAGGCACATTCAGCAAAGGTTGAAGCACTACCACTGTACAAGTAGAACGTGTTATCGTAGTTTAAAGCTTTTAGTTTACTAAAAATGTCAGTAGTGGACGATGTTTTAATTGCTGAATCACTAGACGATAAGCAATACACCTTTTGCGCTGTTGCTTTGATGCTTTCAATGTATGCTGCAATAAGCAATACAGGTGCTTCTGTATGAATCTCTGTATTCAATACAAACCACTCATCGTTAGCTGTACGAACAGCAGCGATAGTAGCGTCCCACGCTTCAACTACAGAACCATTAACACCAACTAAGTTAGTTGTTACGGCATAAGCTGACCAATCCGCACCAGTTGTAGTTACAGATAAGTCTAGTGTAGTTGTGGCTGCACCAACAGTGATACCCGTGATGTTTGTCTCTGCTGTAATGGCTGCTTTTAAGCCTGTTACAATCTTTGCTGCTGTAGCACTTGCATCAGATGTAAAAGTTACAGTGTAACCGTTAATCTT